ACTGGCAAGGAAAGGAGCAGATGCAACAGCAACTGCGAAAGCGGATTTAAACATAATAGTACCTCTATAATTTTCTCGCAGAGTTTACCTGCGGATGTAAGGAGTTTCGACTAACTCCGTTTATTCACGTAACGTAGCGAGTATTTGAGGCATTGTCACGTCAATGTATTTATATTAACACTGGTATGAACTTGTGTCAAGTGCCTTGTTGGTTTACCGAACTTTCTGTTATCCGACCCAAATATGGATCATAATTCATATATTCTCGTATATCAATAGAAGCACCTGTTTGTTGCCAAAAATTAGATAAAGCATCATAATTTCCTTTATGGAAGGCATTAATATGTTCTGGGTGTATAGAAGAACCCAACTCAATTCTATAAAGAACAAGTGGAATTGAGTAAGTATTGCCTGAATTATAAATTAAATCGTCTGCAACTGGACGTGGTTTTACTCCATTATCTAATTTATATTTTTCTCCACGAACATGAAACTTCAAAAGTTTTTCAGCATGATGGCGATTGATTAAATAACAAGCAGTGGAAAAATCATTTACAAATCTCTTATGAAGTTTCACATGAATATCGCCAGTACAAATAATAGCAATTTGAACTACATCCCAATCATAAGGAATTTGTGAATAAAAATCTTGCCAAGTAAAGTTCCAATATTTGACTAAATCCAAATTACAATCATCTTCCATAATGATTGCATATGGACTATCTGATGTTTCATACCAGTGTTTGATTGCTTTAAGATGTGACGTAATGCATCCAATCTCACCAGAGGTCATCATTTCTGGGTATCTGCCAGTAATAATATTACCTAAATCATCCTCTCTGCCATCATAAGCAGAGATGCGAGTATAATTTTCAATTTCCCAATACTTAAATTGATTTTCCATATATTCTTTTCTCTCTGGTTGTCCGTCGAGATTAAGATAATAAATTGGTCCTATTCCTTTAAGTTTATAAATTGATTTGTTTTTATCTACAAGTTCATTCATAAATTAATCCAAAATACCTCTTCGCATGGCACGCCAAATATAATTCTATCATCACATTGAGATTTTACATAGTCCTCAACAACATAAACTTTGTATCCCTGATCTAATAGATCTAAACACAAACGATATTGTTGACTTTCTGTGAGAATATCAGTTCCTTCTTTATAAGAAATATAACCAAAACAGAATGGAAGATTGTTTTCGTTTTTCTTAATGAAATACTCAGTCAAAAATCTTGCATGTTCATTATTAAATTCGTCTGTGGTTGCTCCCAGATTATATTCCAATCCAAGTTTTTTCGCATAAGCAGCGAAAGAACGATTGTCTCTTGGTAAGCACGGACCACCAAATCCATATCCATAATTTAAATACTTTGATCCAACACGAGTATCTGCACCAATTGCTTTCAGAACCGTTCCAATTTCAGATTCAAGTCCAGCAAGTGTCATCACTTCACCAACCATATTAGCATAACTGATTTTGGTTGTGAGGAAACAATTAACTGCAAGTTTTACAAGTTCGGCAGCAGTCGTACTCATTGTATAAACATGAGGTTCTGTTACTTGAATTTTTGAATATATTTCTTTAATCGCATCTAGGTGTTGTCCCTCTCCACCAATCAAAACCATATCAGCATGACGCAAATCTTTAATGATTGAACCTTGCGCGATAAACTCTGGGTTATAATACACATCTACACCATAAGGATTCAGTTGTGTCTGGAACAATTCACAGTCACCAGGATTGGTCGTGCATCCAACAACAAAACTCTTATTATTCAGCGGAAACTCACAGGACTGAATATCAGTAACGACTTGCCAAACTGCGCTTACATCATAACTTCCGTCAGGCAGTGAGGGAGTTGGAACAAGTGTATAGATGATGTCTGCATACTTAATCACCTCTATATTATCAAGTACCGCAGTGAAATTTTTTGCATCATCCAAAAGGTCTGCAACTTCTGGTTCGTTAGTTTTAATCATACGATTGTTGAGACCGATGATATAATCATCACGAACATCAGATACAACGACATCATATCCTGCTTGTTCTAACAGAAGAGCAAAGCAAATGCCAAGTCTTCCTGCGCCAATAACTCCAATCTTCATTTTAGTTTCGCGGTAATCAGTAAGTGCCAACCCAAGTTTTTCTCCAGGGTTCTAAACATTTCTGGTGGCATTTCGGCAAACCAAGGTTGCTTTACATACTCACCTCTCTTGTATTCATCAATCTGATAGGGGAAGATATGGTCCTGGTCGATAGACAGAACTTCATATCTATCCAACAATTCTACCACATCTTCTTTGGTATAGGTATTCGCAATCGGACATCCATACTGGGCTTCTGGTTGATCCAGTCCAGCATCAATCATATAGTTTTTCCAAGAGTTCTTTGCATACAGCATAATCTTAAGAACACTGTTCTCATTCATATACTTTTTGATTTCAGAAACAATCTTTTCTGGATGCGGACTATGATGAATGACACCAAAAGAGTAAATCAAATCATAGGTTTCTACAGGAACAAATGAAGAAAGTTGCTCTGCATTGCCCAAATAAAATCTTCCAGGTTGATTATAAACATCAAACCTCTTCTCAGCCAAATTTAAACTTTCTTCTGACAGTTCCACACCAGTATAATCTGCACCATATGCTGCAAAGTTAATACCTACCGTTGCAAGACCGCAACCAACCTCTAGAACTTTTTTTCCTTGCCACTCTGAAAAGTTACTGAAAGAAACAATGTGTGGTTCTGCTTTAAATTTTTTAGCAGATACTTCATCAAAGTATTCCAGGGTTCCAACTTCTTTGCTGGAGTGGCGAATATTACAAGGTCTGTCGTTCCAAAACTTTTTTACGTCTTCGATTGTTGCCGTCATAGTTTAAATGTAGGAATAGGGAGCATTTTATGTTTGTTTTGGGTATTAAATTTCTCTAAAACTGCAACTGCAGGTCCAGTTCCAAGTTCCATTGCTTCTTCCAGTTCAGCGTATGAAACACCAATCTGGTCTTCATCTGTTCTGCCGTCTTCCCAGAGACCATCTGTTGGAGGTGCATTGATGATACGTTCATCTACACCAAGATGTTTTCCAAGTTCCCATACTTCAGTTTTATACAGATCTGCGATAGGAGCAATATCAACTCCACCGTCACCGTATTTAGTATAGAAACCAACACCATAATCCTCAACTTTATTACCAGTTCCAACCACAATACCATTCACAGAACCAGCAATCTGATAGAGTGTTACCATCCGAAGACGCGACTTGGTATTTGCATTTGCAAGATTATTGTTGGTATATTTGGTGTCATCAGTCCACCAAGAAAGACTATGAACAAACTTATCATAGACACCGGACAGTTCTACACGAATACGGGTAACGTTTGGATACTTTGCTTCCAGTGCTTTCGTATAATCATCAGAAAGTTTATCATTATCGTGTGAAGAATGCAGTGGCATTGAGAGTACATATGTTGGTAGACCTGTTTCTGCACATAAGGTTGACACAACCCCAGAATCAATACCACCAGAAACTCCAACTACAAATGCTTTGATGTTGGAGTTCTCCAAGACATAATCACTCAACCACTTGACAATTTGACTTTTGAGTTTTTCGTAATCTGAAATGCGATTCATAAAACAATCCAATCGGGACAATAAAGGTCTTTGGTATCTTTGTTGGCATATGCAGGACCAAACCACATACGAGGAGAAATCACTTTTTTATTTGGGTTGGCGATTAACCAAGCTCCCCACCAACTCATAGAACTATTAGCAATAATAGCATGAGAACACAGAGACATCAAGCATAGATCAGAATATGGAAGATAGGAACCATCATCATATTTGTCTTGTGGTTCTGAAATAAAAAATCTATCTGCAGCAAAAAATTCCTGCTCCTTTACCCAATCACAACTGTCCGAAAATACAATCACTGGTTGGTTATCATCAAACTCTTCCAGTGCTTTCTCATAATATTCAATCGTTTGCACTGGGTGTTGATCAGAGCAATTTACATATGCCCATTTAAATCCACGAGGATCAACTAAGTTAGGATCCCCCCGCCTAACGTGAAGCATGATTGGTTCTTGATTTTTAAACTCAGAAATAAATTCTTTGCAAGGTTCTAAGTGCTCATCATGAAAAACAAAGTCCTCACGGATTATATTAGAAATATGTTTGAAATATTTTTCGGACTGAAAAAATCCGTGCAAACTTACATTATCTGGGCAGTTCTCAAAAAGTTCCTCATCAAAATGAAAAAATCTTTCTTGAACATATTGATAATCATCAATGAACTTTAAGTTTTCTTCTTTTATGGAGTTTAACTTAAAGCATTGATGAAGACTATAATTTTCTATACCAGTTCTATGAAAGGGAGGAATACACCAATTATAGTTGTGCTTTGCTGCAATTCCACGAAGAGCAGCATATTCAAACATTTGATTTCCAAGTCTCCCCAGATTTCCGATTTGATTAAATGCTAACATATTTTTTTAGATAGTCTTGTTTTGAATAATACTCAAGTAACTGTTGTTTGTTCATCGTCTGGATTTTTTCCCATTCCTCCATGTTAGAAGTCATATGAGGATTACTAAACCAAGAGTTTTCCCCCCTTGAATGTTCAAGATGATAAACATAGTTTTCTATTCTACCAACATTATAGTCCAAAGTTGTAAATCTGTAAAATCTTTCTTTATCCTCTGGAGCATATGCTTTAAAGTTTTCATTCTCCATTCCACCATCAATGTAGACTTGACGATTGAAAAACTGAACCCATCCAAAATCTGAAGTATGTAAATTAGAGTGTTGATCAAGATATGAAAAATCACTAGTCTGCAGAAAATGAGATACTATTTTATCGGTTGCTCTCACTTGTTTTTGATACATTCCTTGTCCGTATGGATAGATGACATCATGAGTATGATGTAGAATTGATTGATATGCCTCATAATATGAATTTAAAGGAAGTAGTACATCACAATCATAATTAACTACAATTTCTGTGTCTGCAGCAACGATCATTTCATTCAGAACTTTCTGGCGATGAAATAATGGATCATTACTTTGTTCAAAGATATGATGAACATCTACATCCACATCAACAATATCTTTCAGAATTGGTAAAGCATCTCTTTCAAAAACTGATTGGGCATCAACCTCTTTAATGATGATTTTTGTATCAAAGTTTTCTAAAAGAAATGCAGTTGTAGTAATGACGTTCCTCAATCTATCAGAGGATTCAATACGAATTGGAATAATGAAAGTTGCTTTTGTCAGATCAATTCTCATCTGGATATTTCCTACCACTCATACAAAATTCTTTATGTTTTTTTGTAATATAATCCAATTCTGATTGATTTACTAACCATCCACCCTCAGGGTGTTCAATAAAAGCATCGTATTGAATTCCACCAGCACTCATTCTTATTTCATGTTCTCTATTTGCAATCAAAATATCCCCAATAAAATGAGGCATACCATATTCAAATCTCATTCTATGATATAGTTCTGTATCAATTAAAAGTTTAATATTTTCATCCATATCAAGTTCATAACTATTAAGGACTGATAAACAGGATGGACTTCCAAGAAGATTTCTTCCTTCCAACATCATATCACACCATCTAGGTACACAATCTCTATGGGTTTCCATTCCATCAGTAGTGTGACTAAATCCATGGAACAACCACTTACAGTTTGTTTCATCAAATGCATTTTTGATTTTTTCTAATGCTTGATTATGTACAAAGATATCATCCTGATAAATTAGTTTTAAAATTCTACCTTCAGCATTCTGCAATGCACAATTTGTATTTGATGATTGATAACCTCTATCGTTTTCATTACGAATATAAACAATCTCAAAATTGTGGTGTGTGGTCTGGCAAAAATTAAATATTTTATCATCAACACTGTGATCGGAAATCACAACATCAAAATCTTGAAACGTTTGTTTTTCAATACTATCAAAGAGTTCAGAAAGAAACTGAACTCCATTTCCTTTGTATTCATACGTTGGAATACAGATTGAAATTTCAGGCATCTAATCTCTCCCATTCTTCGGGTATTAGATCACTGTCATCCAGACTTGCTTGTGGTCCAAACCAAGATGCAGGTGCAATTACCTTTTTACTATCTGCCAACCAAGCACCCCACCAACTAAAAGTGCTGGCAGCAATAATATGATACTGACACATTGACATCAAGCACATATCGTGAATGTTATCACTTGCTTCAGAGATTAAAAACCTATCATCTGAAAAGAGTTCTTGTGTTTTGCACCACTCTGGTTCATCAGAAAAAACAATTACAGGCAGATCGGCAGGAAGTTTTGCAAGTGCTTTGGTAAAGTAATCATCTGTCTGAAGATAGTGATACTTTTGTTTTACAACTTGATCAGTCCTACGAACGTGCAAAGAGATTGCCTCTCCATCAGGAATAATTTGGTCATAGATTTCTTTACAAGTATTCCAGACATCATCACGCCAAATGAAGTCTTTACGAATTTCAGTCTCAATATGTTTGAAATATTTTTCTGATTGAAGATATCCATAAAGATTTACATTATCCTCACAGTTCTGGAACAGGTTTTCATCAAAATTAAAACTTGCTTCTTCACGATATGGTGCAGGAAACAAGTTTACTTCTTTAACTGATGACAATTGAAATGCCATAAAGAGTTTGTGTTGGTTCTCTTCATCATTAAACTCTTCGTCATTTACTGGACCTGGAGGAATACAGAAATCAAATCCACGATTTGCAGCAATTCCTTTTGTTGATGCATATTGAAACATCTGGTTTCCCAGACGACCATTTTTACCGAGATGATTATGTCCGATCATAGTTTTGTACCTTCAGGAAGAAAGAAATGAAATCCAAATGGGGTGATGCCTTGAGTTTCTGGGAGTGGTCGTTCGTGTGAAAATCTTGCTGCGACTTCTAGTGGAGCAATTTTACAACCAAGTGCTTCGTAAATGTGTCGGTTATGAACACAGATGTTACCGTCTTCAGATGTAAAACCAACGTTCATGTGCTTGTAGAAGTCTCCCCAATTCACATCAAAGTGAATGTATGCATGTTTAGGAACGTCAAGTAACTTTTTACTACGGAAAGAAAATCCACCATTACCAACACGATGTTGCTTACCCCAAGGGTCAATGTAGGCATCAGGAGACTCAGACCAAGGAGCGCCAATGTAATCATAATTAAACCAGTCATCATCCCATTTATCTGGATTAATCACAAATCCATCAGGTTGTATCAACAAACAATAGTCAGTGTCAATGTGATTAGTTAGATTATACAAACAGTAGTAATTATAGTCGTGAATAGACTTGATTTCGTAGCACTTAGAAAACTCAATACCTTCAGGAAGATTACCTGGATCTTCGTGAGTAATCAGTTTAACTGCACCAAAGTTAATACCTCTCATGCTATACTGAAGAACCTTAATAGCGTCTTGGACTTTATTAGATGAAATGCAAAATAATGTTACGTTTGGTAGTTCAATCATAAATCATCTCCATAAATGTTAGATACTTTTTTATATTCTTCCCACTCTACTCTACATTCATCAGGAGTAAACAGTTTCCCCTGCCGATCCATATAATGCGAAACAAAACTGTAAATACTACTTCCAAGAGACCACCAACCTTGAGAGCGGTTATGATCGAACCAATATTTAGGAGCAATGCAATACTCCAGTTTTTCACTTAACCATAAAGGAAAACAAGCAAAAGTGGATGCCCCTGTGATCATATGTTTGCAGTTTTTATGTGCAACAAAATCCCAAGCAATATTTTTATGATATGCAGGATATTCAGGCAACATCTGATTGGCTGCGGCAAGATCATCGGTAACAATACAAAACTCCATCTTTTGGTTATATTCAACCATTCGATCAACTGCTTTTATCCAATATGACCTTGGTAACCAACATCCAGCGTTTCCAATGTTATCTCCACCTCTAAAATAGATAACACAAATATTATCACCATACGTTTCATAATGTTCAACCTCTGGTTTAATTTTTAACCATTTCCTGACCAAATCAAAGTCTTCATAAAAATAATCCTCGGATTGAAATATTCCATCAATCTTCGTATTATCTTTGATTTTAAAGAGGTTTTTATCTGTTAACTGAAGATTTGTACCAAGACGAACACTTGTATCATAAGCATGAATGTACTCTCTATAGTAATGCTCAATACCTTCAGGAAGAGAAATAGGAGGTCCACCCTCAGGGCTTTCTCCACTTACAACTTCCTTTCCCATATCAACATCCAAAATTTCATATCCCTTCCATCTTTCTGGATGGGCAATACCAAAATCATATCCCAAACGATGGGCAAGCATTCTTGTAGTTACATAGGCAAAGAGTTGATTACCAAACCCCTGTCCATTATACAATTCAGTGACTATCATTTTAGAAATATATTGTATATTTGATTAGAGTATTCTTTTTTGATTGCAACTAAATTGCATCCTGATCCATCAATCATATCTTTCTTAATAATTGAATATATTTCATCGGTTAAAAAGGTGAGCATTTGGTCATTATATTGATAGTAAGGATGCTCAACTGCTACTTTTTGTAGATATAAATTAAACTCACCTTTAAGATATCCAACAAGATCATCAGCATCAATATCTCTATCAATCATTGTTGAGGCAAATTCAAATTGAATAACCTTGGTAGAATTTTTGATTATATTTGGTCCTCCAAGAAAAATATCCATTTCCATACCTTCAGTGTCAATCTTTAAAAAATCAATTTTTTCTACAGAATTTTCTTTACAATAGTTATCCAACTTTCTAACCGAAAAAGAAATTCCAATATCTTGAGATTGGCAATGATGCTTTCTAAAAACAAAAGATTGTGTATTTGGATAATATGACATTTCACCTTCTTCAGATCCCAATCCAATTGCGTTTAAATATATTGAATTTTCAATACCATCAATTGGGTCTAAAAGTTCTAGTTTATCATAGCATTTTCGTATAAAATTAGGATCAGGATCAAATAAATGGAACTCTCTAGATTTATCAAGAGAGTTTTCAATATAATCAATATCTTCCCTACACCCAATATCAAAAACGACATCAAAATATTCTTTTATACCGTTAAAAAAATTTATTTCAATGTTGGGTAAATTTGGATTTAACATTATCAAGACAAACTATTCTTTACTACTTTATCAAAAAAATATGGTAATGTCAACTCATTTAAATTTATTGTTTGTGCTTGATGAAACAAATAATCACTTTGTTTCAGTAACTGTTCAGTCACTTCAGCGTAATTATTAACAAATAAAATTGGCAAATCTTTGTAAAGTTCTTCCAAATATGGATGACGTTTCATTACAGGAACTCGTCGCATATAAAGAACTTCCCAGTTACGGTGACAATCAATTGCATTTCCTCTAGGGCAAATCACAAACTTAGATTGTGATAGATTATAGAGAAACACTGAGAATGACACTCGTTGTTCATGAACCTCAGTCCAAGACTTATCGCGGAATAAATCCTTAATACCAACTCTCTCAATATGTGAACCTTCATTATGGCTGACATAAAGAAGGCCTGGTGGATTTGTGGGTAAATTTTTCATTGCACTTGTAATATCTCCAATACGTCTATCATCTGGTGACATTCTCCTTTGAAGACCATACGGTGCAGGAATGACTTTACCTCCATTTGCAACTGCATTGACTGCAGAAATACACAAGACATTATCGGGTATTGCATCAAAGATATATTCATCAATTGGTGTGTCTTCCAGATTGGTGAAGATAATGAACTTCATATCAGGGAAGTTTCCACAGAGACGCAACAAATCACTTTTAGCGTGAAGTGAATTGATATAGGGTCGGTCTGCTTCACTGACCTCTTTAATGTATCTTTTATATAAACGGATATTATCAATAAACAAAGTCATATAATTACGACTTTTCTTTATCTCAAATAACTTGGATACAAACTCTACATTTGTTAGGTTTGCATCTTTCATAAACGACGTGTAGATATTTCCCCACTGACCCGACTGATCGCCAAAAGAATAATCACAAAGTTCTGAAAGTGCTACTCCCTCAATCAATTTCATACTTTAATATACGAAGAATACTTTTCTTGATTGTTAATAATATAATCTGGGTAACTATCATCAATTGGGACAACTACAAGAGGAGTAGAACGATTAAGAGGATCTAATCCATTTTCTATTTTATCTTGGATGTTATCTGTAATTGATGGAACGTTTAAATGATAATCTCCATAGGAAGAAATTTTTTGCTTAAACTTTTCAGCATCCCCAAAGAAACTCCAATGCCATCCTCCGTTTTCTATTTTGTATGCATTGGCATGATCACCTCTAAGTTTATCTACACTTGTTTCTTTAAGATATTTCCAAGTGCAAATTCTAGAACCCATCCAATTCTCCATATGAAGATAATTTAGTTTGTAATAAAACAAACGTTGATACACAAGATAGTGATTGTTTGGATCAAACCAATCTAGATCTTCCAAAACTTTTGGATTGATAATTTCATCAGCATCACTGGTAATGATAATATCATCATCCTGAACATCGGCATCCAGGAGACCATAAACAGTACAGTTTCTTGCGTACATATCTCTTTGATACCTAATAGGTATTTCAATGTACGGGAGACCACAGTTTAAATCAATGTCACTGTAGGCAGTATGATATGGTTTCTTTTCCAGATAATCAGTATAGTCATCTGGTATTGTTTCAGTTATACTATGAATGATTTTATGGTTAAACTCTTTAAACCGATCTTTATTTTCTAAGTAATAAAGCGGTTTTTCTTTTCCACTAATGGTATATGGACATTCCGTGATTACAAAATAATCAACGACTTCATTTAGAACATTCAGTCTGATCTCTAAAAGTTCTAGTTCGTTAAAAAATCTAAAGCAATCAAATATCTTCATCTGTATTTTTCTCAATAATAATTAGTCCATTATTTTCTTCGGTTTCATAACAAATACTCCAGTTAGTATTTTCTCCCAAAAATTCATCAATTGCTTTACGAATACCACCATCACCATTCATAACATCGCGGTTTGGATGGTTTACATCAAGTTTAGGGTATCCCTCTCCTTTCTGCCCAAAAGTAAAAGTGTCATGAAACGCAATATACTTTCTAACACTATGACTATGCAGTTCTAATTCTTTTTTAAGTTGTGCATAGCAGTGCCACGTATCAATGAAGAGAAGATCAGTTTCTTCTATCTGGATTGTTAAAACGTCAGCACCAATATATTCACAGTTAACACCCTGCTCTTTTGCTTTCTCAAAAATATTAATAAGAGACTTTACTTCAGCAACCAAGTGTGGTTCTGGTAATGTATATTGATAATCATAGGATACAAACTTCTTTGGGTTTGCATACAAAAATGCACGAGTACTATTTCCACCTCTTGCACCCATTTCAGTTACGTGGTCACAATCTTTAGCATATTCATAAAGAACAGGCAAGTGCATATAAATGTCTGACATATATTCAGAACACGCCTGATCATAAAGATCTTTTATGGAAAATGGTTTTTCTTCTTTTTGTTTTCTATTTTTTGGTTTGTAAACAATTGCTTGAGGTTTCATTTTCTTTCTCCAAACATAACTTTAGGTTCTGTCTCTATTCCGTGATCTGCATAAAATTCTATATCATAGTCATCTGAAAGTAAATCAATCAGTTCTTTATGATGAATGTTTGTGGGTCCAAAGTCATTATACATCATATAAAATCTATTTGACTTCCTAACAAACTTTTCCAAATACTCCATCTGGGTTTCTCTTTCACACTCAGAAAAAGCATAGTTGCTGATTAACAGGTCAAAGTTTTCATCAACAGATGAAATTTCTTCCGATCTATGTGACAGCGTAGGAAGATTAAAATGGCTCAAATATTTTCTAGAGAGAAGGTTAGGTTCTTCTAAATCAATAATCAAATAACTCTCAAACTTAATAAAAGAACTCAGGACTTTACACAGACCACCATATCCACCACCAATCTCAACAACTGATTTAATATCAGTCCCAAACCTATTCACAATGTCTGAACTATTTTTGATGTAACGTAAAGTTGTTGGAGAGATAATACCAACTTTAGGATACTCAAAAGTATAGGGAGATCCAAGTTTATCGTTTTCTTTAATCTCTTCTAATTTATCTTCATAATCAATCTCAATTGCATCAAGATATTTCTGCCCCTCTTCAAAAGGTACGTGTTCTAAAACGTGACGATAACCACCGTCTCTCTTAAAAACAGAAAAGAAATTATCATCTACTGCTGCTCTTTTACAAGCAGACAAGTATGCATTTGTTGGTTGATCGTGTAATACCCAACTGTTCATTTGTACATAACCTCCGATGCTTCTAAATTATCACACATAAATTGTTTCCAAATAGTTTCTGGAATAACTTTTGGATCAACATACCAGTCCTCAAATGGATTTCCCAAATTCTTCACATTGGAGGCAACTAATTGATATCCGTGACCCGTAAGAATTTCCCTAGATTGATTAATTACTTCAATGTTTCCATAATAAGCATCTGTTTCAAATGTGATAACAGAAAATCTATATGTATCAAAATCAACCTGTTTTAATGACTTTAATGTTTGCCAAGCAGGTTCTATATCAACCTGCAGATAATCCATATGTTTAGGGAATTTATTTTCCTCAAAAATTTTAGAGTAATCTGCGGTAGTGGCGTCTAAACAATAACACCGATTAACTCTCTTTGTGTTATAGTCTTTTGTTATTTCTTCATCAATCTCAAAAGAAACTCCTGTCCAACCAAAAGTCTTCTCAAGTATGTAGGTGTTATTAATATTGATAGGATCTGATCCACCAATTTCTACATAGGTTCCGTTTCTTTTACCATTCAACATAGTAAGAATGAACAAATCCTGAAATGCTTGAGAGTAATTCTTCTCAACTTCTTCAACACCATCAAACTTAAACTTGAGTTTTTCTATATCAGCACTGGTGTATGTCATTGATTTTCCCAATATTCATAAATGTCTTTAGTAACTTCATAATCCATATTTTTTACTTTACGATTTGGTTGCTTCATTGCCCAAACAAATACGTCTTCAATTAACTCTTCCAATTTCGTATTGTCCTGAAACTCAAGCAAAGTTTTAGCTTTTGTATGATCGCAATATGCGTGTTTAACTTCGTGTCTTGCCTGCCCGTGCTCAATAGAGACATCATATCCATACTTCTTTCCAATTCTCTGGACAGTTTCAGCAACTTCATTCAAAGTAAAATATCTATCTGCACCAATATTAAATGTTTCACCATCAAACTCCGTAAGGAGTTTATCAAATGGTTCCATATAATATTTGATGTCAGAAAAAGCACGAGTCTGTTCGCCATCGCCATAAACAAGAATTGGTTGTCCATTCAAAGTTTTACGAATGAAAATACCAATTACGTTTCTATAACGATCCCAGATGTTTTGATAGACACCCAAAACATTATGTGGACGAACAATATTATACCGAAGACCAAATTGCTTTTGGGCAAGTTTCAAATCACACTCAACGGCATACTTTGCCACACCATAAGGATCAATTGGTTGAGGTTGTTTATCCTCTGTAAATGGTGGTTGCTGAGCGCCATAAACTGCCATACTTGATGTAAAAATCATTTTTGTATTATGAGTAATACATTCGTTAATCAAATTAGCAGAGCAAATAAGATTATTACGATAGTTATAATTACGAATAAATGGCGAAAGTCCCTCTGCAGCGTATGCAGCAAAGTGACAAAGAACATCTGGGTTATGTTCTTCAAACAGTTCCACTACTTTCTTTCTCTTTTCCAAGTTTAACTTTACAAAGGTAAACTTTTCTGCTTTCGGAATAAAAGCTTTGTGACCTCCAGAGAGATCATCAATGCCAATAACGTCGTGACCGTTTGCAATTAAATGTCTTGAATAATTTGATCCTAATAGACCAGCGCATCCTGTAACAAATATTTTCATTCAGGTAATTTATACTCCATCATAAACTTTCTTTGAGTTTCGTCATTTTTCCAACTACAAGGATATACTGGGATATAATCCAAAAGTTCCATTTCGTTTACTATAACATCAGTATCAATCATCATATGATAATTTAGATGCTCTGTCAAGCACAAATTAGTTACAAAAAGATTTTTAATATTTCTGGAGCAAAGTGCTGCAGAAATTGCAAAAGTTCCTACACCAGAAGTGGCAAGATTTTTTGCACTCAATAATGTTGCATAATCCTCAGCAACAGATGCTGATTGAATTTTAACTTTATCTATGGAACTTAATTTTTCTAAGATTGGACTTTGATTAATTGTAGTCGTGTTGGAAGAAAACTCTGGTTCTGCAACTACAATAATCTTGTCAAATTCATCAAGCAATCTTTCATAATAAATCCAAGGATTTTGAACATAATTAAATGGAACTTCATAGACGTGATCAAAAACATCCCCACCACGAATATGAATAACCAAAGTATTATCATCTAATGGTTCTTTATGTTCTACTTTTAAATGTGGACAGAGATGATCTCTACAAACTTGACGCATGTTTTTATACACATACTCTTTTGGAATACCAAGTTCATTGCCACCAGCAAATCCGAGTTCTGCGTGTGCTAATGGTTCCCAAGCATAAAACTTTCCAGATACTAAATCACCATCATTACCAAAATTAATTAAAAATTTATCAACGATTGGGTGATCTAATCTTTGCTCAACAGTTGCATTATGATATTTTGCAAGCAGAATAGAATTTGCAAACTGTTGAATATCATTACCAAGTCTATTACCTACGTGCGAGACAGAATATCTCATACATACTCCTCCTTCATCACAGAAAATACTTTAGAAACTCCATCCTGAATATTTGTTTTAGGTTGCCACCATTTGGTTATAAAGGTGCTTGGTTTGTTTTTCTTGTCAAACTGAACAATGTCTTTTTCTTCTGCAGGAATAACTTTTACATCATACTTACCAATCAAATTAAATTGGCCAACAATAATTGATGCAATATCAATGATCTTGGTTGCATTGAAACTTGTTACGTGCAAATCATCCTCTGATCTGAATTCACTGTAGTTAAGCATAATTGTTTCCAATGCTTCACAACAATCTTCAGCATAAAGGAATTCACGTTCCTCTTGCCCATCAGTTAGCATATCAATTACACCAGTCTCAAATCCTTTGCGGATAAAGTCTGTGATTGCGTGTGATTTCTCAGCATCATTCTCAATACCATAAACATTCCAGAACTTAACAATCAATCCCCCCAAAGACTTCGTATAAAGTTCTCCAACATTTTTAAGTACACCATAAGGAGAATAACTCATATTACTCATCTGGGATGAAGCAAATACAAATGGTTTTTTATACTCTTCCAACCATCTAAACACATTTACCATAATGCGAGCGTTGTTATTGATGAAATCAAACGTATGTTGATACTTTTTCAGATACCTTGATCCACCAACATCAAACGCAAGAAAAAATACAAAGTCTGAAATTCTAATATTATGTTGGAGTTTTGTATTTGGAATTTTGGTTAGATCTTCTTCTTCAGACCTTACAATATCAAACTCAATTACTTCATGACCTTTATTGCGTAAATATTCGGTCAAATGTGATCCTATCTGACCACTAGATCCAAGAATAGTAATTTTCATTTTAATTTAAAAACGTAATCAGTACAGACTGCATATGGGATTATATATGATTTTTTTTGATTATAATTATCAATGTCGCCAATGTCAATTAGAGGAATAATAACATTTTCATTAATAGTCATAGAAAGGTCATGTAACCAAATTTTTCCTGTTGAGGTGTATGTAAAAGGATCGGAAGTATGACAAAAAGAATTATATGCCCAACATTCTTTTGCTGCTCCAATATTTTTACAATGTAACCACAAATAATTTCTACGTTTATCTAACCAATTATGATCTATCATAAACTGCGGTTCATCGTGCCCCAACCAAAGTTCACCATTGATTGAACGAATATCAATTTCTACATGATACCCATTTCCAATAGCACAATCAATATAACTTGGTCGATTTTCTTTATCTGGAATCGATCCACGAATATTACCACGATGAGAAATAATAATCACAATTCTTCAATCCTCAGAGACTTATCTTCAATAAACAGATCATAAAATGGTTTATCTGCCCTCAATTCGTGGTACTTCGCTCCCCATTCAGCAAGTTGCTTTACAGTTAACTCAGTCCAATCAATTTGTTTTCTAGAACCGCGAGCAGTCCAATAAACTATTGTATGTCCTTCATCATACAGTTTATTAATTTTCTCTATATTTTCTGTAATTGGTTTTGCTTTGGTGTAGTCATGAGTAGTTCCAAAGTCAACAGAACTTTCCCTATTACAAATAGTTTCGTCAATATCAACATAGATAACTTTCATTGATACATATTTCTCCTATAATTTTCATTTGGACAAGTATCAACATCAGCAACTTCCTGTTTTGTAAGAAACTTCACTCCACCAAGAACTTTTGCTCCAATAAAAATATCAGCAGACTTTTCACACATGAGTGTTGAAGCAGCACAATCTTTTTTAGATGCAGATGCTGATATTATACCATGATTTTGTAATAAAATCAACTTAGGAAAGTATCCCTCGTAATCTACAAACTTAGAAACATACTTCTCTACTAACTTTAGAATTGCTTTCCCTGGTGGTGCATAAGGAACTACACAGGACTTTACACCATTTCTCACGATTTGGTCAGGAAACCAACGATGTTCTGCAAAGTCATAAATTGCTTCTGAGCAGAGTATCTTAGTCGTGTGTGGAGGATGTGTGTGGGCAATAAAGTTAATATCAGGAAACGTCTTCATAATCCAAGCGTGAAAAGATGTTTCAATACTTGGTTTTTTATGAGACAGTTCTATTTGTGCTCCGTTGGTATTGCAAAGTGTCAAATCTTCTTCGGATAATGTATGAAGACTTGTCCCACTTGCTTTGATTAGAAATGTATTCTCATCCACTCTTACGGAGACATTACCCTCACCACAGATAGTGTAGTCACTGATTTCTCTTGCTAGTTCTAGTATTTCAGACATTGTTAAGAAATATTTTTAATTTATTTAGATCCACCTTCCAAGGGGAGTTCAGACCACCAGAAATAGAAAGAGAACCTTCACTTTCTACACTTTCATCAATCTTTTCCACAAACTCAGTATCATTAAAATGATGAAGTTGAGTATGCATCATTGAATATTCAAAGCGTGTATTGATATCAAAGAACAAAGGACTATTGATAGAAATAACTTTTGTCTCTGGTGGAGAGAAGATTACATTACACATCCCACCACCAATAGGACCAGCAACATACTTAGCAGAGTTGAAGAGACCTATCTTCTCTTTCATCGTCATATTTTCACAGAAGACTTCTTCATATCCATATGACTTAAAAAGTTCCGCAACTTCGTCTTCATTTACACAACGACGACGTTCAGTATAGTTGGTTCCAATATTATCAAGATTATTATGTAACCAAGTGCGACGAGAAATATAAATTTTCTCTGGTCCCTGATAGTCACTCTTCATACGATTGATAATATCAAATACACCAGAATGTGGTGGAGTATTTGAAAGACCATTATGTGTTAAAGAAGAACCAACTACAACAGAATTATATAAAGTTTCTGGATTTAAAAATACAACATCTTTTCTACGAATACCAAGAAGTTCTAGTGATTCCCACACAAAAGGATATAAGTCATCTTTACCTTCTGGTGGACTTACAAGAAGTTTAAGGTCTGGGTGTATTTCCTTCTCGTTGAAATATGAATACAAGTAAGGCAAAGTATCATAGATGAAATGATAATAGTTTGCCATATTGTAAACAAAGTAGAACACTGGAACCGAACAGAAGTTTTTAAATCTGAAAGGTTTATCAATTTCATATTCCATTGTTTCTTCATAAACAGTTCCCCTACCCAAAGACATAAACATTTCTTTGGTTGGAAGAATTAATTTATGAGTCTGATGGGAGTAAATGAGAGGTTGAGGATAATGCTTTGATAATCCAGTAAACTGACAGGAAAAAAAGTATGCTACTTCAATATCCCTACCATTTTCATCTTTTTCTTTTATAAGTCTTGTTCTTCCCGAATTCCAATATTCAATTGGTAAAATAGTCTTTTGAGTATTCATAAGGATGCCAATCAACTTTATTAAAAAATCTTTGCCAATACTGATATGTTTTTAAATCGTTAGGAGTTCCCCAACAAATATAATTATCAATCTCAAAATTCTTCACTTTATATCCAAGAGATATTGCTTCATTGAGCATACTATCAACATAAAACTCACCATTGACTCTTATATTATTCTTATACAATGATTCCAATGAGTCAGAAAATACTTTTTTATTTCTGAAAAACATTGTGCCTGTAATTGCAAATTCATTTACAGGATTTGTTCCATTAAATTTTTTAACATCAACGCTACTTACATTACCATCTTCATCACAATTAACCCAAGAATATGCGTTTGGTTGCAAATGACTTGTGTAATTATTACGATAAGTCCAAACTATAATATCATTTTCTTCATCATTCACCAAGTCTAAAAACTTATCGGCATCATAAAACACACCATTATCACAAGCGGATATAAGAATGGAATTATCGGGATCAATTACGTTTACAATTCTTTCAGTGGTGCAAGCTTGCCCGTCAAGGACATCATCAATCCAAACAATATTATCTCCTGGTGCTTTATGTCCTTTAAGACAAGCATAGATAACTCCATCAGTCTTTGGTAAGCAACGAACTGCTTGCTCTACCATATTCTTACCATTAACTTGAATAAAAGGTTTTGGTTCGGTATATCCTTCCTTTGAAAAACGACTACCAGCACCTGCCATTGGAAGTGCAAGAGTGCAGTTTTCTAACTTAACTTGCTTCTGCCCTTTAAGTGCCTTACGATAATAGTTAGACCAACTATTGTAAATATCAAGATCAAAAGGAGTTCCCCATTGAAGCATATGTGGAACTTCATAAACTAAATTCATCAACCCATCACGAATTAGAAGGTTATGCGCAAGACTTACATAATACTCACCGTTGATGTTTAAGTCCTCATCCATCAACTGTTTAAAATACTTTTTAACATATTTTCCTTTTCTAAAATAATAGGTTCCTGTAGAAGCAAACTCAGACATCTTATTGTCTGTAAAAGGTTGCTTTTCTCTAATCTCTATTATTTCATTGTTTTCATTGGATTTACAAAAAGCATAATTATCACTTCCCAACATATGCGGATGAAAACCAGTGTAACAAACAACACAACCTTCACATCCGGTTTCATTAATAAATTGCTCAAAGTCATTGTAATTCCAATGCATTGAAAAATCACAGTAATTAATTATGACTTGCTCTTCATCATCAATCAACCAGTTCTCTTCAGATACACTGTAGACTGGTCCCTTCTTATGTGAAGGAATAACAACAATCAAAGGTATCTTTGTAATTGATTGCAATACATCAACAATGTTTGTATTCTTATGGTGCTCTTCATTCAAAATAAAAGCAAACTTTGTATCTTTTGGGTACAAGTTTACAATATGCTCAATGACAGGTTTACCATCAACCTCAATTAGGTACTTTGGAATTTGATAACCAACAGCAGAAAATCTACTGCTCATTCCTGACATTGGAACTATAACTTTCATTAGTTTAATCTCAAACCTTTAGTCATTAGAAAATGCTTGTTAAAAGTCTCTACGTTTCCAGCAATAATATCACCGTGCCTACACCTATAATCTCCTTCAATGTTGTAGAGATTTGGTGAGTATCCTTCTTGTTCTGCACAAACACCTAAAATTCTTTCTGCACATTGATGCTCAAATACATCTTTAGTCTTCAGATATTTGGTCAAACCTTTTTTTTCAAAGTTCTTCAGAATAGAATTTTTTATAATCATCAATGGACCAAACACAGAAAAAATTTGCTGAGATGGACCTGGAACATCATACTCAGTTTGCAATAAAACACTTTCGCAAAATTGATATTGTTGTGTGTTATGACCGATGACTTCATCAAAGTACATAAAAGATAGGATCTGGTCATCCGAATTTAAATACTGATTTAGAGACTTTTTAAGAATGAATGTATCTTGTACAAAAATATAATAGGGTTCTTCAGGATATCGTTTATAGGCTTCCCAAAGAGCACCTATTTGTCTATTATCATTTTCTTTAAAGATTTCTACATTCTTGTATTCAGAAAACCAATCAAAGTATGATCTGTCATCTGAAACGGAATCAGCAATTAAGATCTTTTCATCTGGATGAAAATGCACCATTGCATCCACACATTGTTTAACAGGCGACTCCGGAATATATTTGCAGGAAAAGCAAAACATATTATTTCTCTAATTGTTCTTTAATCCAATGATATGTTATAGAAATTCCATCCTCAAGGGTCATAGAATAATCCCACTGAAGTTTTTGTCGGATAAGGTCATTATTAGAATTACGACCACGAACACCCAATGGACCATCAATATGTTTTTTAGTAATAGTTTTGCCAGCAGCTTTACCAGCAATATCTGCAAGTTGATTAATCGTAACCATCTCTTCAGAACCAATATTTACTGGTCCCATAAAGTCTGACTGGACGAGACGATACGTTGCTTCAATACATTCATCAATATACAGGAAGGATCTTGTTTGTTCACCATCACCCCAGATTTCAATCTCACCTCCCTCATCAGGGAGTTCTGCTACTTTGCGACATATTGCTGCTGGGGACTTTTCTTTACCACCCCGCCAGGTTCCTTCTGGTCCGAAAATATTGTGGTAACGAGCAACCCTAACTGGAATATCATAATTGCGATTATATGAAAAATACAGTCTTTCTGAAAAAAGTTTTTCCCATCCATATTCACTGTCTGGTCCTGCGGGGTAAGCATCATCTTCTCTCAATCCAGTATTCTCTGCATCCATCTGAATATGCTCTGGATACATACACGCAGATGAAGAAAAGAAAATTTTTGTTTTGTTTGTATTTGTTCTTTTATTCAAATCTTTCATCGAACGAAGAACATTTAAATTAATTGATGCAGAGTTATTCATTACATCTGCATCATGATCTCCCGTAAAGATGTATCCAGCACCACCCATATCTGCAGCAAACTGATAGATCTCATCAAATGGTTCGATATGCATAGATGATATGAATTTATAAAAATTGTTACCGTAACCTCTAAACTGAACGACTTTTTTTACAAAAAGTTGATCAGTTAAATCGCCCAATATAAATTCATTTGCCTCCGTATTAGAGTGCTCTGGTTTTTTAATATCTACTCCACGCACCCAATACCCTTCTTTTTTTAGTCTTTTGACCATATGACTGCCAATAAAACCACCAGCACCAAGAACAAGTGCCGTTTTAATCTTTTGCGACATAAACAAACAATAATCTCTTAGTATATATTATAGCACATTAAAGCAAGTTTTCTTTATACCATTCATAAGTTTTAAAAATTCCATCATAAAGGTTGATCTTTGGTTCCCAACCAAGTGATTTCATTTTATCTACGTTTAAAACTTTACGCGGAGTGCCGTTAGGTTTTGTTGTATCCCATTCAATGCTTCCACTAAAACCAACAATATTGGAAATGATATCAGCAAGTTTTTTAATCGTAATATCTTCACCAGTTCCAACATTAATGTGCTCTGCCTCATCATATTTCTGCATACAAACATAACACGCTTCTGCAAGATCATCAACGTGTAAAAATTCTCTCATTGCAGAACCATCACCCCAGAGAGAAATTGATTCATTTTTTTGAGTAGCATTATCAAACTTAGCAATCATTGCTGGAAGAACGTGCGATGTCTCCAAATCAAAGTTATCTTTCGGTCCATAAAGATTCGTGGGCATCAAAGCAATCGCATTAAATCCATATTGTTGTCGGTATGCCTGACACATTTTAATTCCAGCAATCTTTGCAATCGCATAGGCATCATTCGTAGGTTCTAATGGTCCTACCAAAAGTTGATCTTCGGTAATAGGAAGTTTTGGGTATTTTGGATAGATACAAGAAGAACCAAGAAACAGAAACTTTTTAACTTGATACTTGTTAGAAAGATGAATTAAGTTTGTTTGAATTAACAAATTCTCACGAATAAAATCTCCACGATATTTGTCATTTGCTTGAATACCTCCCGCTCTTGCAGCTGCATTAAAAACGTATTCGGGTCTAACCAGATCAAAAAAATTATCTACTTTATTTTGATCAGTCAAATCAACTTGATCTCTTCCACAAGTAATAATATTTTGATATCCTTTTTCAGTTAAATTTCTTATAATTGCAGATCCTACAAGTCCTTTATGTCCTGCAACAAAAATTTTAGATTGTTTATTCATTTTATTTTAGTATATTACCAGTCTTCAATATCATTAGGATCAATATAACATGGTTGGTTAGTTAACCACTTTGCATATTCAATATCTTCCATTGCTAAGGAGCACTGCATAGAATTATCAAACAAATACATGTCATTCCATCTTTTAGTATAAAAATCTTGCATTTGAAGGCGATAATCAGGTTTACCGTTTAATTCGATTATTCCCCGCTCAACAAAACGGAAACCTTCACGTTCCAAAAGAACTTTTGTCATGCCACCTCAATAGACTCAAGATCACTATAAACATATTCCATAAGCATTTCATAGTCGTCCAAAGGATCACCAGAAAATACTACACCTTCGTTTTCATAATAGCGACGAACTTTTTTATAAAGTTTTGGATTTTTTACATCAAGGTAAAATTCACCATTTGCTGCGCCACGAAGAGTTTGAATGTCTTTCTTAAATTTTGCTGTAAGAGTCATTGGTTTGATTGTTGACCTTAATATTATAGGAAGTCTGTGGTTGAAAGTCAAGTAGGACAGTAGAAAAAGTGTCCTAAGATCCTTCTTCGTGATCTGTATGAAGACGTACAACTTCATCATCAACAACTTGATTTTGTTCGATGAAGCAATTTACAACTTCATTGTATGGGACAATAACGGCACTTTTGTTTCCGTGCCTTAGAATAAAAGATTCTCCGCTTTCCACCCTATTCATTAGCACATCAAAATTTTTTTGAAATTCTTCAACAGTAAACGATTGAAGTTGATTAATTTCTTGTGTCATTCCTTTTCTTTTGAATGTATGTACATAATACCAGCAAACGGAATGATTGTCAATCCACATCCACAAAGAAAAAGAAAAAATTGATTGGCAGCAAGTTTTTCTACGATATGAAACATATTATCTCCAAGAAAAGTGTGTAATAGGTAATTCTTTCATTGTGGATATGCGTGTGTAAGTCCCCAGATTATTAATATTCCAATTAAACCAAAAATAGTCAGTGCTGTATATATGCGGTCATTCATCTTCTTCGTCCTCGTAGGTAGATGGTTCTTCAAAGAGTTCTTCCATTTTTTGTTTAAGAACTCTTTGTTGAAGTTCTTCTATATCTTCGTCTGTGAATCGTATCACAAGTAATGGGTCTCCTGCTTTAACGTCATTTAACTCCGGATGTTTTACTTTTGGACTTTTTGAGTATCCCTGATGAGCATTCATAATCATCCAACCCTGAACAAACATTGATAAGGCAATTATCAAAAGAATAAACCAAGGAACCAAAAAAATTAGTTCAAAGTAATTTTGAGCCATGGTAGTAAAGGTGGAATAACACCCACTAATCGGAGGAGTCCTTCAGCAAATAAAGCAAGAACCACCCAACCGACGCACATACTAATGATAGAAGCATTACGGTTGTGTCGTCGTATTGCTGCATCAATCATCTCCTGAACTTCTGAGCGTGTAATAAACTCTTC